CTATATTTGTATCTGTTCCCAGTGTTTCAACCGCCGCTGTCTCCAATCCCGTTTTTAATCCCGTTATCAGATTTTGTGCAACAAGCAGCCAATCCATTGTTAAAATCGCATTTGCAAAAGATGCTACCAAGTTCAGCGCCGCCTCCGCAAGGTACGGAAGCGCTGTTATAATTCCTGTTACAAGCGACGTCACAAACGAAACTCCTGATTCTAATATTTGATCGCTGTTTTCTGCGATCATGTTCAGCCCTGCCGCCGCAAAATCCTTTCCGAGCAAATCAGGAATTGACGCCAGCACATTTCCGATCATCGGTATTAAGTTACCCGTCAAAAATGTAGCGACCGTTTCTCCTACCTGTTTTAATTCGTCCGTGATATCCTCTCCGATAGCGATATTTCCAAGTAGATTGTTAAACGCCGCTTTCATGGATGCCAAAGACCCCGACAGTGTTGTTTCCGCTTCTTTCGCCGTTGTTCCTGTAATTCCAAGCTCTCCTTGTATTACATGAATCGCCGAGTATACGTCTGATAAATTATTGATATCATACTTTACTCCTGTAATTTTTTCCGCATCCGCAAGCAGCCGCTCCATTTCCGTTTTTGTGCCGCCGTATCCTAGTTTTAGGTTGTCCAGCATTGTGTAGTTTTGCTTTGCAAAGCCTTGATATGCGTTTTTGATATCCTCCATGTTCGATCCCATTTTGTTCATGTTATCGGACATGTCTGTCATTGCCATATCTGCCACATCTGCCGCTTTAGCTGTATCATTTCCTAAACTTTGTAACAGACTCGCGGAGAAGCTTGTTGTTAACTGCATGTATTCGTTTGCGCTCATCCCAGCCGTCTTGTAGGCGTTCGCAGCGTTTTGTTTTACTTTCTCTGCACTGTCTTTAAATAGTGTTTCAATTCCGCCTATGCTTTGCTCTAGTTCTGCACCTTCGCTGATTGACGCAGAAATGGCTTTTCCGATCCCCGCCGCGATTACAGCGACTTTGATCGCTCCGCCGATTCTGCCTCCGAGCGATTTTCCTGCCGCATCCGTTTCTCCGCCTACTTCGTTTTGCAGCATTCCGCCTATCCCTTTTGCGGACGGTATAATTTGCACATACGCCTTCGCAAGTTCTGTCTTTCCCACTATTTCACCCCTTTTTCTGTCAGCCGTTTCCATTCTTTCTCAAACTCTTCCCCAGTTTCAAACGATATGATTTTTCGTTCTTCTTCGCCAAGTAGTCTCGGTAATATCGTTTTGGGTCTGTTTTTTCCTTTACGCGCATCTTCTGTTTGCATCCATGTCAGCAATTTTGTATGATCTGCGATAGATGCCAATAGCATATCTTCCAGCGTAACTTTAACGCCTGCCAATTTCATTTTTATTCTCGCGTTTTCTTTTAAACCTTTTGCATATATCGCCGCCATTTTACACGGTATCTCTTTATAGTTATAAATCCGATACGTTTCCGCAAAATCGCATACGAGCGCCTCCTCGTCTGTGTTTAGCATACAAACGAGGATCAAGAGTTTTTTCCCTCTTGGTTTCCTCTTAAAATCTCCCCGATTTCATCAAACATTCGTTTTATCGACACTCTTCCCGCTTCGTCTCTCACATGTTCTTTTAATTGTTCCTTTTGTTCTGGTCCAATGATTTTTTCTATTGCGTCTACTACCAGACTTGTGTTTCCTTTGTCTATTTCCCGTAATTCTTCAAGCAGTTCGTAATCGTCTAATGCTTCTTCTTGTACTGTATAGTCAAACCCGCTTTTTGTTGTTCCTTTAATCATTTTTCATTACCTCCGATCCTGCTTTTTTAATATATTCGTAGTGTGTATTTCCCGTCTTGTCTGCGACTGCTGCGATTGTCAATTCGTATCCCGTTGCCTCGTTGTCTTTGTATACAATATCCCCTAGCTCTGAGATGCTTGCTTGCGGAATTACAATTCTTTTCACCGCTCCTTTTAGTATCATGTCAAATACCCAAGATACTTGTTCTGTCTCACTGTTGTTTGCTTTAATTGTTATTCCGTCTTCTATCGTTCCCGTTACGTTGTTTTCCCCGTACACTGTTTTTAATACATCTACATTCAGCACTTCCAAGAGCTTTAATTTAAACGTATCTGCTTTGCTTGCCTGCATGTTCAGCACTGTATCTCCGCCCCATGCCTTTTGCTCTTCAGTTTCCGGGCTGTTTGTGTTTGTTATCCCATCGTCAGAGCAATATCCAAGTCCCTTAAAAGCCGCGTTAAGTTGTGTCGTTACATCTTCCGGCAGCTCTGTTCCAATCGGCGCTACGAAGACTGCTCCTCCTATTTTGGGTTTTCCTGCACTTACATTGTTCACATTTGTCATTTTTCTTTCTCCTTTCAGTAGTACGCTATGTTAAATACCGCTTGATATCTGTATTTTTTTCTTTTTGTATCCGTGTAATTGTAGTCACTGTTTAGTTCGCACCTGCAAACGCCATCTCTTTCCGTGATTCGCTTCATCGCTTCCTTCATTTCTTCGTTTAATTTTGCCGTGGAATAGAGCGTGTCAGAAAAAGACTGGACCGCCAGTGTTGCATGTTTAATATGATCCACTTCGCTTCCTCCAGTCTTTTCAAGCAAGATATATTTCTTTTCCTTGTTTTCTTCTTCCATTAACACCGGTACGTCCAAAATCGTTTTTAGGTGTTCTCTTACAATTTCTTCGATCATTTTCCCACCGCCTTTAATAGGCTGTTGTTTCCGTCGTCTCCTGTTACTTCCGCAACCGCCCTTGTTTGTGCTACATATGTCTCGACTGTTCCGCCGGATGTTCCGGCAATTCGTTCCGCGTGTTTTTGTATGGTTGCGCGCATCTCTTCCGACCGCAATAATGCTGTGATTCCTTTTCTATTTAAGACAATTTTCGCTTTCTTACCCATATCGCTCTACCATCCACTTTTGATTCCATTCCAGCGGTATATTTTGTTCGATTCCCTGCTGCGGAAATCCTATTACTTTCCAGATTTCTCCAAAAAATTCTACTTTATTATCTTTCCATGTGTGCTTATCTCCTTTAGGTATTGCGATCGTGTAAACTGCCTTTTTCCCCGTTAAGTTCAGCGCATCCAAAACCTCTTGTGTATTCGTGGAGGCTACAAGTACATTTTCAACTTTTGTCGGCGTTTCCTTGTAGATCAGTTTTCCAAATGGATCTTCATTTATTTTTTCCTTTTCATAAAGTGTCACTGTGATCCCTTTTATCATCGCCATACAGATCAATCACCCCTATTCTTTGTCGTTTCAGTCCGAGCCTTGCCAACTCGCTTTTTTTAATAAATAATCCGCCTCCCGGTACTAGGTATGTCCCAGAAACAGAATAACCCAGTGCCGATTCTGACCGTTGCGTCATCGGCTCTGCGTCTGTTGACGTCATAAGCGTGCGCGCTATCACATCTACAACTACAGACTTTGCAACATTTTCTAAATATGATTTTTCTTCTATCATACGATCAAGGTTTTTCCCCACCTTATCGGCTTCCATTCTCAAGCTATCCTCTACTATTGGCAGTAAGTTTTTTGCGCGCTCTTTTTCGTCTTCTGTCAGCGATCTCCACAGTTTTTCAACATCTTCGATCTTGGCAAAATTATTCATCTTTTTTTCACCGTCTTTCTCTTTTTAGTGGTGGATCTGGGCGGCTTTTCTGCCTCCCAGTCTCCACCCTTCAGTTCGCACTGTGTTTCGATCACATTCCCTGTTCGTTTGTTTCTGTATATCAAGCTTTGTCTACCACCCTTGCGAAATATTCCGGCACAAGAATTCCCCATCCGAGATAGACTTCTGCGCGGATGTAAACCTGGTTGTAACCTTTTAAATCTTTTTCCGTGTTGTCCGGATCGCCATATTTGATGATCTCCAAAGGAATTTCTTTCGAGAACCCCCACTTGAAAGCGTTGGAAAAATCGCCCACGATTGCGTGATCTTTCACAGTGTCGTTGTATACAGTCTTGTTTACACTTGTTTTCATTCCTCCGAGAGATTCCGGCGATGCTCCAAACCTAAATTCTGGGTACTGTCTGACTCCGTTTTCCTTTACCGTTGCCATGTCTGCCCCGAATGCATTTGACAGCGCTATCCCTGTAACGTCTCCGTCCGATCCCTGCACCATTGCAATCGCCGCATCTAAATTTGTATCCGGCGTTCCTTTTGTATATTCGACTTTTTGTGTTACTTTACTGTCAAAGTGATTCGTGCCTACAACTGTTGATGCTCCGCCTGTCCGTGGGTTAATGCCGTGAAACGCTGCCAGATCAAAACCTTTCGCTACTTTTGCCGCAAAACCATTGTTAAACGCTGTTAAAATATCAAGCTGTTCTTCTTCTGTCGCGTACAAAAATTCGTCTGAAACTCTCGCTCCGTACTCAAATTTGATTGGCACGATTTTTACCGGATCTACAGTAATGCCGCCCTCTGACTTTTTCCCGTTTTCTGCTACAATATCGATCTCATTGTCCATTGAAAAAATAAATTCTTTCAGTCCGTTGAATGGGATCGGCGTCTGTCCCGACAAAACCGCTAAAGATGATTTTCCCTTCACTTTGTTCATTAGATCTTTTACAAGTACCGCGTCAAATAAATTTTCTCTTCCTGTTGCCATGTTCTTATTCTCCTTTCAAATTGTTTAACATTTTTTTCGTTGCTTCTCTGATCGAGTCGTCTTTATTGTCTGTGTCTCGTGTAAAGTTCGGGTATGTGGTTTTTCCCTTCAAAAATTTAGAAAAAGCTTCCGCGTCTTTCTTCATTTCGTCTTCTGTTTCCCCTGACAACTTCCCTGCAAGTTCGTAGGGAATTCCGTTTTCCATTGCCACTTTTACCCTTTTCGATTCTTTTTCGTACTTTGCGATCGTGGCGTCTTTGTTCGCCGCATCTTCCGGGGATAAATACCCTTTGTACTTCTCTTCTGCTTCTTTCGGTGATAAGTACTCTTTGTACTTCTCTTCCACAGCTTCTGGTGATAAGTATCCGCTAAATTCCCTTCTTACCGTTTCTCTTTCCTGTTCCAGCCGATCTTTCACAGCCTCCTCGAACTGTTCTCGCGTTTCAATAGCTTCAAAATCACTCATTTTTTGTTCTCCTTTCCCCGCTTAACCCGGTGGTTTTGGTATTTTTGTATATTAAAAAAGTGCTGTTTCCAGCGTCTTTTTAATATCTTGCTATCTGTTTTTTTCGTTCCTTTGTTTCTGTGCATTTCCAGTATGCAAGGATCACACTGTCAAGCAGCGCGATTTCAACCCCTTCTTTTAATGATCTGTATCCGAATCCTCCGTTTGATCCTATCGCCCTTTTTTCGCTGTTGCTTACAGACTGTGTTAACGATGCTTGGTTAGAATGACAGATATTTCCTTTAAACAGTCCTTGTTCAAAAGTCGCGTTTGCTCCTATAATTTCTTTTACAGTTGGCAGGGTTGGTGCTTTCATTTTTGCATCTTTCATGTCTTTTTCGAGTATATGCTGCCCGTTCGCTCCGTCTACAACTACCGTTTTGGGTTTCATTTCCGCAATGTATGATAGTATCCAGTCGTTCCCTTCGCGGATTGTTCTGCAGTCGAGTGCCTCAACGAAAATTTTTCCTTCATTCGTTTTTGATGCTACCGACATCGCAACATGCTGTCCGTCATGTCCATATTTAACCCCAACAAAAAGTTCTCCTTTTAATTTTGGTTTTGATGCGATCGCCAGTGATTCCCACTCTGTTTTACTAATCGCCGATTTTTGATTATATTTTAACCACAGTCCCAGTCTTTGGATGTTAAAATCTATATCATCCGTTGTAATTTCTGCCCGGATCTTCCTTTCTGTCAGTATTGTTCCTAACGACGGGTTTGTTTCGTACCACGCCTCAACATCGTTCGCGGATGTCAAGTTTTCAACCGACCATTCCGCCCATCCAGAGTCAAATCCCCGGCCGGCAAGTACTGTCTCCCTATATTTTGTAAAAACTGTTCCGGCCGATACCGCCGTCGGCGGCGTTCCAAGCATGATTGTTTGTGGGTTCTCGCTGTCTGATACAATATATTTCAGTGACGTCTCCTGTGCTTCCGTGTATTCTTGTGCCTCATCTATAATTAACACGTCGTACCCTTCGCCAAGTCCGCCCGATGATGTTCTTGTTCGGAATTCCACCACACCTCCATCACTTGTGTATAAGTGTTCTTTTCCGAACGCCTTAAATGATGATGATATCTTGATTCCTGCTTTTTCGCACATTCGATCCAGCCGCTCCCACACTGCGTGTGATGTTGTTGCTCTGTGTGCCGTGTATAGAATTCTTTCGCCGTTTTTCAGTCCCCATAGGCAGCGCGCCAACACATTTTCCGACTTTCCGTTTCGTCTCGGCACTGAATAGCCATATTTCTGATGCATCCATAAACCATCATCGTTTACGGCCATAATGTCGCATTGTAGCAACTGTTGCCATTCAAGCAGCTCGTTCCCCGTCTTCGCGTACAGTTCCGCAGCTTCTTGTCCTCGTGTTTTTGAGTAAGGAATCGTTACGGATTGAGTAGGCGTCTGACGTCCCAGTCTCGTTTCCGTCATAACTTTCCTCCTGTCTTTTAACTATATCTTTCATGGGCAATATCACCCCATT